TAATAGTTTTTTCAATAAGATTTTCACCTTGACAAAGATTCAATATTTTTGTTTTTTCTGAATCGTCCTTAGCTAATCTAAATACTTGACTTTCGCCATTTTTAAAAAATAAATAAGCCATGTCTATGCCTCACTTTCAAATATTAAAATTCTTCCTGGATTACCTGCTTGTCCGCCACCATTATTTCGGCCACCGCCACCTCCAACGCAGTTATCACTCATGTTTGTAACTGCAGTAGCCCAACCAGAAGTAAGTGCTGGATTGAGCTCAGCGTATCCTGTAAGATTGGTTCCCGCTGGACCTGCTGACCAAGAACTAATTGGGTTTGTGAAAGGACCTGAGTTACCACCTCTAGTTCCATTATTTGAAAAAGGTGTAAAATCATAAAACATATTTGATGTACTTCCTTTGCCTCCATCAGACGGACCAGTTCTGTTTCCACCTGAGCCACCGTTGGCAGCGTAAGTAGAAAGTGAGGTGCTTCCACCACCACCTCCTGAAGATCCATTTCCTGGAGGTCCCGCATTTCCACCAGCTCCTACAGTGTAAGGTGAACTATAAGGTGCTGATACAGTTGCAGATACAAAACCAAAACCTCCGGATCCGCCTCCACGTCCTGTGAAGTTATCTCCGGAACCTGCTCCGCCTCCGCCACCGCCACCCATGTACATAGCTAATTTAGTTGTACCAGGTTTTGCAGCAAAGTTTCCACTTGCAGGGCCTGTTAATGTGTTTGTTAAATCTGCAAAAAGAGCAGCTCCTGAAGATCCGCTAGCTGCAGCTGTAATTCTTCCTTGTGCGTCAACAGTTATGTCAGCAGTTGTGTATGATCCTGCAGTAACCGCAGTGTTTGCTAATTTAGCAGCAGTCACAGCATCGTCAGCTATGTTAGCAGTTGCAACAGCGTCATCCGCAATCGCAGCTGTTACAATAGCATCATCAGCTATTGCAGCGGCTATAACAGCATCATCAGCAATTTTTGCTGAAGTTACAGCATCGTCTGCAATTATTGCAGTCGTCACTGATGCCGCTTCTAAGTTAGCTGTAGCAATTGTGCCACCTAAAGTGTTTAAAGATATTTCGTTTAAATTTGTTCCGTCTGAATATGCTGCAAAAATTTTAGAACTTGCAGCTCCTGCAACAGTTGGACTAAAACCAGTTCCTGATGCAGTTTTAATTGTAAGGTTATTTGCATTTGTTAATCCTGAACAATCAAAGATATAAAATTTTTCTATTGAATTTGGTATAGTACAAATTGTGCTTGCTGCAATTGTTGCAGTTGCAAATTTAATAACTAAATTTCTAGCGTTTGATATTGCACCGTCAGACATTGTTAATGCAAGAGTGCCTCCAGACGATAATGTTACTTGTTCATAACCTGCTACGGCTTGTTGAATAAGATTTAAATTTGTGTTTGTTTTATCACCCCATGTACCAGCGTTTTCACCGGTTACCATTAGCTCTAGTTTTAGGTCACTTGAATAACTTGATGCCATAAAAAATTCTCCTTAATAATTAAAATAATACCTCATTTAAGCAGCCCGATCAACCTCTGTCCAAATATTAGTTACTCCAGGATCAATTTCAGCCCATGCAGTAATAATAGGGCTTCCCGTTGAAGAAGTCAATTGTATGCCTGTAACATCTATATTTGCAGTAATCGTGACTGTCGCAGAGCCCACAGAACTTGTAGCTTGTAGACCATCTGTTCCAACCATCACTTGAGGTATTGCACCAATCGATCCTAAAGACATGGTGCTGGACATACCCGTTACTGATTCAGTAGTTGATTGTATTAGTGTGAAAGTACCTAAAGAAAAAGATGCTGAAATTCCAGTGACTGGTACTGCTGTTTTTAATCCAGCAACAGTATTTCCTATTGACGATGTTATAGGTATTCCAGAAACTGTAACATTTGCATGGCCTTCAAAAGTAGAGGTTCCAATAGCAAAGTCTAGTTGATCTTCCGATGCTGTAACAAATACATCTCCGTCAATTTGTAATGCTATATTTGCTAAAGTAAAGTTAGCTTGAATTCCACTTACAGCCGCAGTATAGCTAGTTTGCCCTAATGCAGTACCTATAGATGATGTAATTGTTTGTCCTGCTGGAAGAACAGAATAAGCATCGCCCCATGCAGAGTTACCCCATGCTTGACGGCCCCATCCAGAATTTATTTCTCCCTCGGCTGTCTCTTCACCAAGGCTTGAAGTCATAGACATACCAGTGACAGGTACGTCTACAATTGTTTCGTTGTCACCCCAAACTTGAGTGTTCCAACCTAATCTACCCCAACCAATATTTATTGTGCCAGAGCCTGTTTCTTCGCCAATACTAAAGGATGCACTTAAACCTGTTACTGAAACAGAAACATCATTTTGGTTACCCCAAAGATTTTGTCCCCAACTAAGTGCACCCCATGTATTTGACATTCATTTCTATCCTTATGCTAACCTTAAGATAGCGGCAGATGTTGTATATGCAGGGAACTGAATTGTAAATGTTCCAGAAGTTGCAGTCTTGTCTCCACCGAAATCTAATACGCAAACAGCGTCAGTAGTATTTGATCCACCGTTAGTTTGAGTATTGTAAATTAATGCACCTCTTGCAGTAAGAGTCACATTAACAAATGATAAATCAGCAAAATCTGTAATAGCTACAGATGATGAAACTTTCACACCTTGGTTAACTAAAGCTTTACCACCAGCTGAATAGTTTGATGATGATACTTCGTTTGCAGTTGCGTAGTTTGTTGTTGATTTTCCTAAAGTTGCCGAACTTGTATACATCGCTAATTTATATGTGTCTGTTGATGCATCAAAATCGTGACTTCCTTGAAGTAATTCTTTTTTAAAAGAATCACAGATTGCGTTTGTTGTTATTGCCATAATTATTCTCCTTAATTAATTTGTGTTTGGAGGAGGTGAAGGTATTTGTACTCTAGGTACACCATCATCATACTCCGCCCGTCTTCTTCTACCCATTTGTTGTAGGGCAAAATTCTGTACTTCCTCATTGTACTTCTTTTCGTAAAGATTGTACATATCCATAGGACCTTTTAAGAACCTAAAAGCTTCTGTTAATACACCATGCAATAACATAGACTCTTGATACTTTGCTATAAAGGTTTGATTAGTTGAAGTAAATTCTGGTGGATCTTTAATATAATTTATTTGTATTTCTAAAGCAGTGGCAGGTACTGGTGCAACTAAAATATTGAAATCATCCCAGTTTGCGTAATATTTAGGAGTACCTGTTGCTCCTGTACCATTAAATTCTGATATATAACTTGTATCTCTTTTTTCCAAAAAAGTTCTATTTCCAGAACCATCGATAATCTGCACAGATCTTAATATTAAAGCATCTGCTGGCATGGATACATATCTGTTACTTGCTGTAAAATTAGAAGTAGAATATTTTCTTAAATCATCATAATCAACTTTACCTGCAATATCTAATTCAACACTTCTTATAAAATCTTGAATAATTGCATCAGTTAAAACATTACTATCTACCTCAGTGTAATTTCTTACTTGTGTTAAAAAATTTGAATATGTTATAGCCATTATGTAATACTCACTGTTACTTTTCCTGAAATTAAATCTGCTTGTCTTCTTCTATTTTGTAAAGATGGGTCTTCTGGAATCATACTATGTAAAATAGAAGTTACTCCATCTCTAGTTACTTCTATATATTGTGTTTGAAAAGCAAATTGACCTGGTAATGATAAATCAGCTATTCCAACCATCGAACCACCAGAACTTACTATTGTATCGTCTTGAGGTGCCTGTGGATTGATATTAGAAATATCAATTGGTTGTTGAAATCTTTGTGGTCTTGTATTCTGTAACGCAATTGCATCAGCAGTTGTATGCTTTCTTCGTATCTGTGGGTGTTTAGGTTCAAATTCTGAGTAATGTACTAATGAACCATTCCACTCTTTTACCATTTCAGTATATGGAAAAGCCATGCCGGATCTATCTGATATTGATTGTGATCTTTTACCTGTTGCCCATTTAGCCATTTTATATTCCTTGTGGGTAGAATGATTGAGGAGTAATATAAGTAGAAGCTCTTTGACCATCTTCATCCAAAGCTCTTTTTAATTGGTCCTCGTAAATTAATTTATTTTGTTGTACAAGTTCTGGTGCATTTTTCATCGCAAGATAGTATGCAAGACCGGCTACCATACAAGGAAGAAATCTAAAGACTACATCAGAATCATTTGTATATACTCCTGCATCTTCAATTCTTTTAATTACATAATATTTTAAATACGTGTAAGTATTTAAATTAGGAGCTTGGTATAAGTATATTTTAGGAGTTTCTTGTCTAGCTACATAATATTGAGCTGGTTGACCTAACGCTAATTTATTAGGTAGAGCACTATATGCTGATCTATCTATTTTTGTTAAAGCAACATCTTGAGTGTTGGCTGTATTAGCACCTGCAGCAGTAGTTGATATAAATGCTTCTAGCACATCACTTACGCCAGCACTTACAGAATATTC